CTTTAGCCAACTTGGTAATTTCAGTACCAAGTTTAGCCATCTGCTTTTCGGCAGCAGCGGCTTCAGTCCTGAATTTGCTAATATTAGTAAACGATTCTTTATTAACGTTTACGAATATTTCGTACAGCGTCCGTTGAGTGTCGATGTCAGCCATATCAATGCACCTTTGGTTTGCCGGTCTTGTTTACTTTTCTGAACCGTAATCCCTGCACACCCATAAAATCACGGTATTCGTCAGCAGACATCTTTTTCCGAACGGGGCCGGAGTCAAAATCTCCGGCTCTATATTTACCTTCTTCCGTCCTATGGTAAGAACGTACTTGGCTGGCATCTACATTGGATTCTTTCTTCTGATCGTATTCAATCTCTGCGATAATCTTTGAACGCTCGTAATTCACGCTGGAGCCGTGCGAAATGAGTATTAACTGCGTTCGACTATATGTATGCAGCACATCTCGCAACGGTATTTTCTCCATAAACCCTACGTACCAGCAGTGGTCGAGGAAGTTTGTTTCGGGATCAAATTTGCCACTCCAACGGACAGGTAATCTCTGATTGTCGAAAAAAAAAGTGACATCGCATCAGCCATAGCTGTTTTACGGTATTGCGGCAATACAATATGCCGTAAAATAAAGTCACTCGGAACGTTATCCAAGAAATAGGCACTGTCCAGTTTCTTGATGTTTTCCTGATCTTCTTCGGTCAAATCTTGCGCAGCATAGCGGCGGTTCAACACAATGGACGATTCAGAAATAATCTTGGCAGCAACAGCCAGCGTTATGTTGTAATCTTCCAATGAAGCAATCAACCGCTGAATCAACGCAGGAACAACTTGTGCAAGCGTCACATTCCAGTTGAAGTCGTCACCTTCCGCGCCAACTTCACCTAGGAAGTTTTTAAACTCATCAATAATCGGAGCCATCAATTCCACCAACTGCTGTTCGTAATGTGGTGTCAGGTGATAAAACTTCAATTCCGGTTTACCCTTGATAAACACCGGAACGTACGTGCCGCCTTCAGCAAATTCTAAACGACAATTAAAGCCGGGAATTAGAAGCGCGTCCTTTGTGAGCTTCGGATTCAACGCTTCCATTAACTCGTCAAATGTCAGCTTCAGGTCTTTTTGCTTGCCATCGGATGTGTTCACAGACTTTTCAAAAACCTGTGCTTTCTTTCTTCCTCTAGGCATGATATTCGGCCTCCATAAAAATTAAAAGCGGGGCGGGTATTACACCGACCCTACACCGAAAGGCACTTATTAGGTGGCACTCCGGTAGAATAGCTCGTAGAAGTACCCAAGAATCTTGATGTCTCCATCAAAATGCTGGTCATTGTCCACGCCGATGATCTTAAACTCAAAAGGCAGTTTATAGACTTCGTTTGTGGACGAAAACGACGGGCTGATGTTAGGCGTAAACGTGACCTTCGGGAAGTGGTAAATGAACTGAACGTTTTCACGAGTTTCATATACCAGCATCGCCTGAAGCTCCTTGGCCTGAGACGCACCAATCTGCGCAATACCGTAGTAGTACACCTGAATAACATCCGTATTAACCGGATCTTCAGGGAACCACCCATCTGTAAAACTCAGAGTAGTGTTCAGCGCACCAGTAGCCGTAGCAGTAAGCGTGGCGCACTGCAACGATTCGGTCAGATCAGCCAACGGAGCAACGGTCAGAACGTCGCCAACCGTAAGTGCGGCTGCATCGGCATTGGCAATATCAATGGTGTGATTAACCGTGTCTACCGATACAATGCTAATTTCGGCAGGAAGTGTCGGACCTAGATTAACCACATTACCGTCACCGGCAATCAGATCGTGAATTTCACGGTCTGCTTCTAGGAAGTTACCAGTAACAGTACCATCGACTCCAACCATAAACCGCTTAATAGTGAATTCAGGAACGCCAACCTTGGACTCAAACATCTGAACGTCCGTAGTCAGCTTAGTATCCTGTCCAGTAAGACCGTAAAAAAACCAACCAGAAGGCGGTGCATCAAAATCAAGTTTAGAACTGGATAGATCCAATTCAGCAGTCGTATCCAGATTGATAAGAAGCCCGACTTCTCCGATAGAATGGTTCCGTAGAACCTTGGACTTTGCAATAGCCATAATGTGTCTCCTTTAGACCAAAGTGTATCGAATATCAAACTCGGTGAAGAAACGCCTGATATTAGCAGATTCGGCTCTGTAATATCTAGTTGCCAGACGTTCATCCCAAGATAGGAACCTACTAGGCTGGATCGTGCCGCTTCTATTTGTGGAATCAAAATGGTAAAGTTGCGCCCGTCCGATGTTCAAAGCGTCCGTAAGTTTAGCTAACCACTCTAGGCACATCACATCTTCACCAGACGCAACATGTATTCCTACCGTTATAATTCGCTTGTCTGTCGCGTAAGCCGTGTCATCAAACTCATCAGTCAAAAGAAAAGCGTTAATGCAGTCGCTTTTAATTAAGTCGCTGCTGGTAGATTTCCGGTTGTATAATACTGCTTCTACGGTTACGCTAGAAATCTCTGATTTCAAAAACTTTACAAACGAAAGGAATACATCTGTAGGCGTGTAGCTGCTCATCGCTTCCTCGCACGCACGATCCGGTAATTGTCACGCAGTCTGGGCATGGTTTTAAAGTCCGCTGGTCTGCGGTGGTTATTATCATAGGTGTGATAGGGAGTGTTTTCAATCAATGAGGCTTTCAATTCCAGCATTCCCTCATTGATAGCGTCTCGGACTTTACCCGCATCCAAACCCGCACGTTTAATTAGATAACGAATTCTGTCTCTGTTCTCATTCACGGATTTCAAAATGAAATGCTGTGCCTCTTGGCCGGGATGGTTGCTGACACGTTTCCGTTTGACAACTTTCTTCAAAATGGTTGAGTAGTAAACCAGAAACTTTTTCCTGCCGGTAATCCTAGGAAAAATAGTGTAAACTGATTCATCTTGGCTGTTCATTGTCCCGTGTTCTGGAAACTTGCCATACACCATACTAGGGTTATTGATAGCAGACGAATACCCCGCTGACGCAATAGACGCGCACCGTTTGTAGGTTTCCTCAAGCCATTTCGCAAGCTCTGGCTTATTAGGATTCCTACCCCTATAGGTAACACGTATTGCAGCATTATACCGGGGCATCTGCATCACCCTTGTACGCCGCTTCAAACTCAACACCTGAAGCTGGCCCACTGTCCGTGAACAAAAGCACTACAGTTTCTTTGCGAATAGAAAAATACTTACCGTCCGAAACTTTTCCCAAATCGTTGTCGTAAGTCCCACCAATAACAATGCCATCCGCACCTTCAAAAATGTCCTGCGTGATCGTCGCTCCAAAGAACAAGATAACCTTGATGTCCCCGATGGACACTTTATCAGGCGATATGACATCTTCAACACGAAGTTTTCTGGTTTTGGCTACGTGATCCAGCGGTAAATCCACGTAATCCTCACCCGTAACCGGAAACAAATCGTCACTTCCACCGGCCACAGTAAAAGTGCGAATGTAAACGGATTCTCCGTGAGAAAATCTGGTCATTATCGCCTTGAAGATGCTAGCAACAGACATTTTATGCCTCACTGTCGCTAGTCGTTTCAGTAATAAAGTCGATGAACGTGCTCGTAACAGGCTGGTCAGATAAAGTTGGGGTGAGATATGGCATATACCCATTCAACCGTTGCAAATGAGACAGCGTTTGCTGTAGTTTGCTTTCATAGGCTTGCGTTACTTTTTGACGGTCATAGAATGACACGGCGGGAGTAGAGTCAGATCCAATTTCCACACGGGAAATAGCTCCATCTACCGAATCTTTACACGCTTGCGTGCCTAGCAAATCTACTAACGCTTGCACCGCAACCATTTCCCGCTGACCGTTGGTAAGAGCATCCGCATCGTCCTCGTCAAACCCGTATATCTCAAACGCACCGGAAATGCACATATCGTAAATATCTGCACCACCATCCATTTCGAGAACGGCATCCGCGATAACTTTGCCATGTTTGTTAATAAATTGGTCAACGGTAAAGTCTGCCATATCTCACCCTTTCTTAATTATCAACCATTTACAAATTCCAAAAGGGCAGCTTTCTTCATTTTACGTGCTTCATCTTCTGGCATACCCTTTGAAACTGCCTTTTCCACTAGCTCTGCTTTGCTGTACTTGATATAGGTGGTTTTGGCTTCTTCCTCTGAAGGAAGGATAGCAATCATGTCATCAACAGCAGCTTCAGCAGAAGCGGTTGCTTTTGGCTTCTCCGGTTCAACTGGCTCAACACTATCCGCAATAGGTACGGCAATAACACTTCCCTTGCGAATCCATTTTTCCAGTCTTGAACCGGGAATACGCACTCTAGGAACGATAACTTCCTCGTTTGGACGAATATATACGCCAAGTTTTGCATCGAAGAAGCAACCGATTTTTGACTTGAGCTTACATTTATACAATTTAGCCATATAGCCTCCTAATCAGTCAATTAGTCTTCGTACCCAACCGTCATCCAATCGGGCCAGCCGTAGCCAACATCAGTAAAGTCATGCGTACCGTCCACAAGCACGATAGCATCACGGAACAGCTTGGCAAAACCGGTTGTGATGGACGCATAAGTTCCCTTCAACTGGCGACGCACGATAGACTCACTTTCGACCATAAGCGGCTCGGCAGTCAGCTTGACCAAACCAAACTGCTTATCCATCATCAACAGATTGTCGTCAGGAATGTTAATGTGGGCGTACAACTCTGGATTGGTAACAAGCGGAATCTTGACATCAATAGGCTGCGTGGTGCCAGCCTGACGATTCTTGTACTCGTCCCAATTCAGAATAGCCAGACATTGGTCCTCATTACCAATCATCTGCTGATAATTGCGACCAATTAGACCACCGCGCACGTACACGCGAGTCGTATCATAGTAGGTCACGGTATCAGTAGGATCTTCAACGCCAATAACCGGAGCCGACTCGGAACCGTCGTCCTGATCTCCGTTAATGGCAACATCAAGAGCCATCGCATCCTGACTGTGACCAAGGCGCACGCCCACATCCTCAAAGAACACATCCACCATATTCAGTCGCGTATAACGAATAGCCTCGTACGTGATCTGAATACCGCGAGTGATCTTGTGGATAGGCACAGTCTTGTGGCTGTACGACACGTACCCGATAGGAATCTGCTCACCTTCGTTGGTGATTTCCATCTTCGTATCGGTTGAGAAGTTGAGCTTCGGGAACGTGACCTGAATATTGTCCACAGACTCTTCTGAGCGAATGATGTTCGGCCAGATTGGAGCGCGGCGAAGCCCAAGACGAATCGCCTCACGGATGATTTCAGGAATCAGCCACGTAGTATCAAAATCAGCAGTAACTACGTTATCAAACGTGTGAATATTCGGATTCACACCAAGATCCTCAAGAAACTGCTCATAGGAAAGCGACTCACCGGAATTGTGCGTAAGCTCCTTCTCCACGTAATCACGAAGTGAAAGGTCAACGCCAGCCTTGCGCACGTTTTCCAGCGTCTTGCACATTTCCTGCACTTTACCGACAAGACCGAAATTGTTGCGGGGAGTAATAAGTTTGCTCATTGGTTCCTCCTTAGTAAGTCAGAGCGTGGAACGTGTCGCCGTTATCCGCACCCTCGCAAGCAATGCCAAGAACAGAGTGATCGGAATCGGTGTCAAAAACGTACGTCCGCACGGTGTTAGAACCAGCAGGAACCAGCTTGTCACCCGCAGTAATGGTGCCACTAGCTTCAAGCTCCCTCAAATCGGTGAAACGAGTGCGAACAGTAACATTCTGGTCAATGTCATAACCAGAAACAAGCTCCACAATGCCTAGGTAAGCCTCACTTGCATCCGTAGCAAGCTGGATTTCCCAATCATCGCAGATTTCAACGATGTCATCGGCTTCAGGCGTATAGCCAGAAGTGGCAGCAAACGCCTGACCCATAATATCAGCAAGCAGCTTTTTCATATTGATTCTCCTTAATTGTTTTTCTTGCTGTACTTGTCAATCAAGGCTTCGGCCTTATTAACCACCTTCTTGCTTTCGGTCTTATCTTCCTTCGGTGGATCGAGCGGAGCGGACGATTGCCGCGTCATCTTTTCACCACACTTAGGGCAAGAAAGCGGAAACTTTTCCTCTGCCTTGTTACGGTAAATCTCAACTAGCTTTTCAAGCTGTGTAACGGTTGTCGTTTCGGCGTTAGCCAATTCGATAACAACCACAGCGTCTTCACCAAGTGATTGCGTAGCAAACGTGGTCAAACCATCCCGCAAAGACTTCACGTACTTGTCAGCGATTTCAGAAGCCTTTTTAGCAACTTCTTCTTTCTCTGCCAACTTCTGCGTAGCCTTTTCGTTCTGGTCTTTAAGGTCCGCGATTTGCTGCGTTTGGGACTCGGCAACAGACTGGAAAGACAGCTTTTTCTCAAGCTCGTTCCTGAGATTGGACAGATCAATTTCGTCTTCAATCTTGTGGCCGAAAGACTGAAGCACAAACTCAATCAAATCCTTGAATTTCTCCATTGAATTAACTCCATCGTCAGATTTATCGACTTTTCCTCCATCGGGTAGAAGGTTATCATCCGTACCTGAAGCGTTCTCAAACTCAAACGTGTCCACGTAATCAAGAGCCGCACTTAGCTTGGATTTAGCGTAAGGATCGGCTCCCTCATAAACAAGCGAAGTCTCGTAAACATTTTTAATTTTAGTTGGCAAGATGGCGACTAGCTTTCCATCAACTTTCTTTCGTCTGAACCAAGCATCAAAAAAGTCTTGGTCATCCATGTCAGGATGGCTCTTTTTCCAATCAAATGTGATAGTTACAGACGCAGAGTTAATTGCGTCAATATCAAGTCCGCGAATAATATCTTTGTTGCGATCAAGTGTGCGATCAATGGCTAGAATCTGGTCAACACCAAACGGCTCCGCTTCCTCATCCCAATATGCGTCTTCCACAACACCAACAAAATTAGTTGCACTAACATAATGGTCTGTATAAATTGGAAGTTTATGCCCACTTCGCTTGCTTTTAAATAGCTTAACAGCCTTTTTCAAAACATCAGGATCGTGCGAAAAATCAATGGATCTGTCCTGAAGCATAACGGCAGACAACGCCCGAAATCTTCGGTAGGTAAAATCATCATTATCAGGCGGCAACGCCTTGATTCTTTTTTCGCCTGACGCTGCCAATTCAACGTTAATATTTTCTCGATCAATCGGGTTTATTGGTGCCGATAATGTCACCATCGCTGTGAACGATAGTGTGACTGCGCTTGCGTCTGGATCGGCCAGACTTTTCAACATGTCGTCTACACTCATCGCCCGACTCGTTATGCTCAACTTCTTCTTCATGCGATCCCTCCAAAGATCCGCAAATAGTAACAGTCATAGTATAAACATTTTTTTCGTTTTTCATAACTATTTTTTGCCTTTGTGTTTAAAAAACTCAATTTGACGCAATCTTTTTACCGCCGCAGTCCTAGTTTTATATTTGCGACTAAGGCGTTTACGCTTTCCGCCATATTTTTTACCTGAATAAATAACGTAACCGCCTTTTACCTTGCGGATCATTGTGTCCTCTCGTAAAACTCCATATAATCATAATTGCTGTCCAGCGTACCAACCACACTTCCCTTGGATAAGGTGCGAAGTCTATCCATGCTAATAGTATTGGATTCGTCTTTTTCTACTTCGTCTTCGTCGTCTTTCTGTTTGTCAACATCTTCCGTTTCAGGCTCGGCTGGCTTTTCTTCAGGTTCCGATTCCCAATTCGGCTCGTCTGTGTACGGTAGATCATAACCTAGTTTTCGCGCACACTCCTGCCAGCTAATAACACCCGCTTTACACTCAGCAAACGCATTAGTGATTTTCTTTTCACGCGCCTGTTCAGAATGTAGTTCGTTCAACGGACGTTGCGGTTTAAATGTTACCGTTACATCATCTACCATAACACCGTGTAGTTGAAGCTCAAGTTTATAAACCTTTTCAATGAAACGCTTAATTATTCTGCGATATGTGTTCACAGTTTGAAGCATTTTGTCGAAAACAACGCCAGCATAAGACTCCGTAGATGAATATACGCGACCAAGCATGAATGCGTCCTGATTTATAGCGGAACAAACTTGCTCTTCAATGACCTGAAACAACTCCGGTACGCCCCTGAAATCTCCACCAACATCTTTATGCCCAAATTCATGCTGGTCTTTGTAGCCAACAAAAATACCTTCTGAAAAGTTTTTGGTAATATTCGATACGGCAGTGTCCAGATGACTTTGCAGCCTACCGGAATAGCTGGAAGCCGATTCGCCTCTTTGCGGCGGCGGAGCTTTAAGTAAAATACTCAAAAATCCTACAAGACCTACCTTTTTCACAACGCCAGCAATATTTTTCAGCATATCTCCCTGAATACCGATCACGGACAGAACAGCCGCCAGTGGCGGTATGCCATAAGGAGATTTTTCAGGAATTTCGGCAGCATAATATGTATATGTTAAAGGATTTAGCTCCAAATACCCCATCTGCTCGGTACGGTATTTGTAAGAATCTGAAACTCCGCTAATATACTCGTACGGGCATAGCTCCAATCCCTTTCTGACCCAACGAACCATATCCACGGGAACCAGCACGATTTCTTTAATACCGTCTTTTAAACGAACGCTTGGAACAGCTTCGGCACTTAACGCACCTGTAATAGCTTGCTGTCTAAGAAGTGTATTAACCAGTCCATCCATCCCGGCACTAATTGTGTAAATCCTTGAAGCAGCATCCTTTAGAATTTCCAGCGCATTTTTAACGTTTCGTTTGCCAGACGCAGTTACATCTACATAATGACCAGAATTACCAAGTTGAACAATATTGCGAACAGCCTGTGAAACGTCAGGATTAACAACGGCAAAATAATTCAAATAAGTAAGAAAATCAAACGGCACTTCTGGATTGATAATTTTAAATTTATCGGACATTGACGACAAATACGTTTCACCGGGAACCGATAGCTGACCACGCGGAATAGCTGCAAATCTAGGCTTAATCACAGCATCCAAAACAGTAGTGTCAACTTCAACATCAACGGCCTTTCTTTTGAAAAAACTGAACATAGTTTCCTCGTCAAGCAATTTTAAATGGCAACGCGCCATACGGATTGTGATGCAGCAATCCGATCAAACAGCACAAATCAGCCATCACCGCGTCATCATTGCAATCATCCATAGCAATAGGCTTTCCGTTTTTATTAACAATAAATGTCACATACTCGTCTAAAACGCGAGAGTCTTTGAAAGTTTTAGTCTCTTCGCGTACGAGTTGCTCCAATTTACGTAAATACAGCGCACGCGAGCGCATGTTGTTATTCCACCCCAATCGCTCTGTTGGCTCACCTGTTTTATCTGTGATAATAATGTCGTGATAAAAATTATCCTCTGGATAACCATACACATCGCGCATTTGAAGCAGTGTTGCGATTGAAATACCGTTTTCTTCGCCTACTACAAACGCGCCATTATACTCCCATGCCAATTCAACGCAACGTTCAGAAAATACGTTTACCGGAACGCTGGTGCGCATAGTGGCAACTTGCTCTTTAGTCACGTAGTCCCTTACAATAGCCCAACTGTAATCGTCTCCGTGACCGGAAGCCGTGTCAATCCCCATAACATAAAATGTATTGGGTTCTGGATGCTTAAAAATGCGCAAATCTCCGTTTTGTTTAGTCTTGAAGACAGCTTTGCTAGACACGAATTTCTGTCGTGGAATAATTGTGTGCAGATCGAAGAAGTTAGCACCGGATGATAGAAATTCGCAATCAAGCTCCTGTGCTGTCGCACGCGGCCCAAGGTCACGCGACATCTTTTCATACCACGGCGACCAGTATTGCTCCACAACTCGCCCATCATGCTTGTGCATCAATCGTTTTTCAAGCCCGATTGAATATTCTGGATGCTCCCACCAAGGCACAAAAATAGGATTAAAATTATTCTTTCTGGAAATAGCCTTCGTCCACATTTTCTGAAAAAATTCGCCCATGCCTTTAGGCGTCGAAATCAAAACACACATACCGCCTGTTGAAATTGTAGGATAAACAGCTTTCCAGATTTCTTTGATCCAGCGCACCGATGCCGCTTCGTCAATAACTACCAACGATACGCCTTCCGAACGACCCGCATCTTCCGACGTTGGAATACTCTCAATACGAGAACCGTTAGAAAATTTTATGCATGTTTGCGTATCTTCGATAATAGCCAACCGCATCCAGTCTGGCAAATTATCGTACAAGTATTTAACTTTATCCAGCAATCGTTTAGCGGCTTGCTTTTTGATTGAGATCATCAGTATATTTTTTTCTTCAAAAAACATAGCCAACCACAACACAAAACCGGAAACTAGCCAAGAAATGCCCATCTGACGGGATTTTAAAACAATATTACAAAGGTTTTTAACAAAATCGCTGACAACGCGGCCTTGAAAATCATACAGTGTAAACGGGATCTTTCCGCGAATTGGATGTGTTATCTTGCCGAATGTTGTCAAGAAATAAGCAGGACTACGCCTGCAATTACGCAATGCCGCAAATTGTTCCTGAGTCAGCGTAGGCTTAACAGCTTTAATTCGCTGTGTACGCAGAGTTACTTTGCTGGCAAGGTCTTTGTATGGCATTATGACGTACGACCTGTCGGCAAAATATCCACAACGTCATGCTGTGAAATAAGATCAATCGCCTGATCTACCGTAAGTTTACTGTCATCCTCATCCGTTGAGTCTTTCAGGTTGAGATCAATATCACCAATACCTAACAGTGTTTTCATCAAATCCGTTGTCTGCTTTGTCGAATCTTGCTCCAGTCGAATGAATTTAGCCAGCCTATCCATGACAGAAAGTTTATCATCAACAGACTTAGCCTGTTTAACCATACTGCGCAAATCTTCAAGTTGCTCAACTACATGTCCTCTGTCGCGCAAGGACATTTCAAGCATGACGTTTAGTGTGGACAGAACGCGAGTCCTAAATGCTGGAGCCGATGAAATTTGCTTGGATAGAATGCGCTGGATTGATGAAATGTCTTTACGGATCTCTGAAAGTAAAACACCTTCTCTGTTGGCTATTTCTTTTGCTGTAACTGGTGATCCATCAATAGTATAGCCGTTTATCATCCATTCATACACACGATGTCTGCGAGCATCTATGATCTTTACTGGCGATAATGCGGTACGTGGTGTTCTTTGCATACTGTGTCCTCACTATAACAGATAATACAGAAAATATATGTTGTCAATAGATAAATTAAAATTTTTTTTCGGAATGACACTATCCGTATATTAACCTATAATAGATTTTTCAAATATTAACATTTAAAACAAAGAATAAAATAAATATGAAATATTTATTTATATTCTTACGTAAAGTCTGATACGAAGTATCAGAACTTTACATTAATCTACTAGTATTATAAAATAGCAAGATTGATGCCAAACTTACGTCAGACAAATAAAAGTTAATTTGACAAGCTGGTTTTACCGTGCTATTCTGTCAGCATGATTGAGTTAGCCATAAACCGGAGGTTCTAACTGCTTATGAAAATCCAACAAAATCAAAATAAATCGGTTAAAATCACTTGCTTTTTAACC